CGTATTCTTACAAAACTTGGTTGCGTTAAAGTAAGTGTTCGTAAAGGAAGCAGCGATGAGGAATATACACCGAGCGCAAAAGAAAAACAAATTGAAGACAATGTAGAGCGTCTTGTATATGAAAAGCAGCTTGAGCACATGGAAAACCTTATTCGCATGACCATTAGCGGTGCAAGCAATGCTCTCTTTATTGCTGGTCGCGGCGGTGTTGGTAAAACACACGGCGTTGAAAAGATCCTAAAACAGGCTGGACTTAGAGACGGTGCTGGCTATTTCAAAAATACAGGCAGCGCAACAGCAGCTGGTATGTATAGCTTGCTATTCAAATATAAAGATAAAGTTATCTTGTTTGACGACAGTGACGATGCACTAAAAGATCAAGAAAGCCGCAACATTATTAAAGCAGCAACTGATACAAAGAAAAAGCGTAAACTTGTTTGGAACAAAATGGGTAAAAACGTTGTTGATCCAGACGAGGATATGACTGATGAAGAGATTCTCGATCAGGGCTTGATACCTCGCTATTTCGAATTTACAGGTCGTATTATCTTTATTAGTAACCTAAGCATGGATAAACTCGATCCAGATGGTGCTATTCGTACACGTGCGTTTATGATTGACATTGATCCAACCGACGAAGAAGTCTATGAGCACATGGAAAAAATCGTTGACGATATGGAAATTGCAGACGGTCTAGTACTTAGCTCGGCAAAACGCAAAGAGGTTATTACATTGCTTAAAGCAGGCAAGAGCAAACAAACTGCTAACTTCCGAAAACTTCAACGCGGTCTTAATATGGCAGCAGGAGCAAGTGCAGCCGGAGTTAGTATTGATGGTGCAGCGCTAGCTGAAATGATTAAATTATACGCCTAATTTTATGGGTTGATAGGGGCTGGGGGAAACCTCAGCCCTTTTTTATTAGCATAGATAGATTATGATACGCATAAGAATATATGGATTTAAGGATGATCCGACACTTAAGGCTATCGTAAAAAAATCAATAGATTTTGCCATAAAGGAATTGCTGCCAAGTAAACGCAAACTTGAGCTTATTGTAAAAAGAAAGGCAAATCTATTAGAAGAGCATAGTGCCTATGGCCTATGCTATAGTACAGATGATCCTCACTATTATTATATTGATCTCTATAAAGATCTTGATAATGCAGAGCTATTACGTACACTGTTTCACGAGCTAGCTCATGTTAAGCAATATGCAAAAAAGGAGCTCGTATACAAGGCAGACTATAATCTCTGGAAAGGTCAGAGATATGCCGATATTGAAAACGAATGGAATCGACCATGGGAAAAAGAAGCTCGCAAATACGAAAAGCTCCTATATGCTAAATTTGTTAAAAATTAAAACTATATAAATAAGGGATATACGATATGATGAAAAGCAATAAAAGAAAACAAGTTACAGAAGATTTTACATCATTTAAGGATTTTGTAAAAGGCGGCGTATTAAAACTAAAAAGTGTATGGACTAGCCTTAAATCTAAAATTTCAAGTTTATTTTCAGATAAACTAAAGAACGCAGAACTTGGTGATGAAATAAAGATTACCATACCGATTGAAATAAAAACTGAAATAGAAAAAGAATTGAAAGAAGGAGCACTCGCGGCGATTCAGGGAAATTATAATGAAGTATTAGTATTGCTTATGCTTTATAGTATTAGTGTGCCTGGAGTAAAAATTGCAGCAAAATACGAAAAGTATAGAAACGATATTATTAATAGCGTTGAAAAATGGAAAAATGATTTAAAAACAAAGGTATCAGCCGATAATTTCTCTAAAGCTGAAGCAATTATTAAAAAAGGCAGCGAAGATATGGCTCGCTATTTGGTTGCAGAAGCAGTTAAAAATGACTCGGTTATTATTGGGGGTTATAGTGATAATTTGAGTTTCCAGCGCGGAGGAATTAGTAGCAAAGCTGATATTCAACTCTTTTTGAAAAAGAAAGGAAAAGAAGTTCTCCAAGGCTATTCCTTAAAACTTTATACTGGAAAAACAGTAGGTCTTGCTAATACCACAGCAGTTGGGTTAGCAACTCACCTTGGTGGAAAAGCAGCAGGTGAAGCTGTAAAAAAAGCAATTCAAACAGATCAACGACTAAAATTGTTAATTAGGATTGCAAAGGATTTTGATAAAACAAAACAAGCATTAAAGCGTCTTCATAGTGGTGACCAGCGCGAAGAAAAACTAGCAATTGCTGCATTAAAAAAACTCGAGTATACTGAACAAGGCATGATGGGTCTTGATATCAAAGTAATTGATAAAAAACGAAATGAAGCTCGTAAGCCAATTAATCCTCGTATTGCTGAAATTGTTTTTAAGGTGTTAAAACCTATATCCAAGACTCCTGAATTTGCCGAAAATATTTTAAATATTATGGGCTTTACTGATAAAGATACAAAGATGTTAATGAGTGTAATCACCGTTGGTAAAAAGGGCATGAAGAGCGAGATTATTGCTGAACATCCTGAATTAGATTTGTCAAATATAAAATTAGAACTTAGTGGTGTTAGCTTAAACGTAAAAGGACCAACTGGAAAAGTAATCGCTTCATTTGGTGTTAAAGAAGGAGAAAAACAAGCAATTAGCGGTAAGGTTAGTTTTGCAGAAGTTGATCCATATGAATTTATTGATTCTGCACCATTGTTCAAATCAGCTGAATAATTAAGAAAAATGAAAAACTTTAAAAGATATATCTTTGAGGCTGCCGCTGCTGGCAAAAACACTCACATGACTCACATTGAAGATTTGGTTCTTTATGGTGGTGCAGATGGTGTACAACAAGCAATCTCTAGTCTTAAATCACTGACCGCATCAATGAGCGGTGGTGATTCATCAAGCAGTGTTACTGTAAAATGGGATGGAGCGCCTGCTGTTTTTGCCGGAGAACATCCTGAAACTGGAAAGTTTTTCGTTGCCAAAAAAGGCATCTTTAATAAAGATCCTAAGGTCTATACAAGCGTTGAAGAAGTCAAGGCTGATACAAGTGGTGATCTACAGGCTAAAATGATTGTTGCCTTTAACGAGTTGAAAAAACTTGGCATTAAGGGCATAGTACAAGGTGACATGATGTTCACACATGATGATCTTAAGACTGAGGTTATTGACGGCAAGAAATATGTTACATTTCATCCTAATACAATTGTCTATGCTGTGCCGGTTGAAAGTGCTGGTGATATTGCAAACGCAAAAATTGGTGTAGTATTTCATACACAATACTCTGGAAAAACATTTGATAGTCTTAAAGCAACCTATAAGGTCGATACAAGCAGCTTTAAGAAAATTCCAAGTGTTTGGTGGCGCACAGCTGATCTTAAGAACGTTTCAAAGCAAGCATCTTTGAGTGTGGCAGATAGCAAGAAACTAAAAGATTATATCACAACAGCCGAGCAGATATTTAAGAAGATCAAGCCAACTGCACTAGCATCAATCTATGGCGATCCTGATCTGGCTCAAAAGCTTGAACAGTTTAACAATACATTTGTTCGTAAGGGTGAAACTTTACCAAGCAGCGATAAAATGGTTGCAGCACTAATTAAATGGATGAGTGATCGTTTTGAAAAAGATATTGAAAGCAAAAAGAGTGATAAAGGCAAAGAAATAGCAAGGGAAAAGATGCAAAAAGCCATGAGCTTTTTCTCCGCTGATAATCGCAAAAATCTGCAGCTAATCTATGATCTACAAAGTGCATTGGTAAATGCAAAGAAAATGGTTATTGCACAGCTTGATCGTATCTCTGAACTAAGCACCTTTGTTAAAACAAAAGATGGCTTTAAAGTAACTGGACAGGAAGGTTATGTTGCCATTAGCACTGATCTTGGTGGTCAGAGCGCAGTTAAACTAGTTGATCGTCTTGAATTTAGCAAGAACAATTTCAGCTCTGAAATATTAAAGGGTTGGCAGCGTAATGAAGTATCTGAAGAAGTTGACTTTGCAGATATGCAACTCGTTGATCCAACTGGCGGTTCATGGAATGATAAGAGTGGTTATCTTGCTAAGAAATATCGTGATCGTCGTATTAGCAGCGGTGTTATGGGTGAAGAGGAAAAAGAGCTTGAAGAAGAACTTGGGTTTATTGTAAAATATGCAGCAGGTCGCACATCTAAAATCTATCAGCAAGAGTTTGATAATATGGAAGATGCAAAGGAATTTTTAGATAGTGTTAAAAAGAAAGGCATGAATGGCATTATTAGCACTGTAAAAAATGTGCCTAAATATTCACGTAAATAACATATGAAGAGTTTCAAAGAATATAAAAACGAAGCAGCAGGCAATAGAGCAATCTATGCAACCTTTGGTCGTTTTAATCCTCCAACTATTGGTCACGAAAAACTATTTAAGAGACTTAAGAGTTTGGCTGATGCTGATAATGCAGACTATTTGATCTATAGCAGCCAGAGTCAGGATAAGAAAAAGAATCCTCTTGACTATGATAGTAAAATTAAGTTTTTGAGAAAAATGTTTCCAGAGTTTGCTCGTCATTTTGTCTCAAATAAAAATATAAAAAATGCATTGCAAATCGCTGCATCAGCATATGATGAAGGCTATAATCGATTTGTGTTTGTTGTTGGCGGAGATCGCATTGCTGATTTCAAAAAATTGCTAACTGACTATAATGGAAAAACTGGAGCACATGGTCACTATGATTTTAAAACAATTGAAGTAAAGAGTGCTGGCGAAAGAGATCCTGATAGTGAAGGTGTTGATGGCATGAGCAGCAGCAAACTAAAAGCCGCAGCAGCTGCTGGTGATTTTGATTTGTTTATGCTTGGCATGCCAAAAGGCTTTAAAGATGCAAGCGCGCTATATAGTGCTGTTAGAGATGGTCTGAATGTTAAAGAACAGAGTAAAGAAGTTGACGATGTTCGTGAAGCATATATCTCTGGAAATCTTTTTAGTGTCGGCGATCAGATAGTTGCAAAATCACAAAGCTATGTGATTGTTGAACGTCATAGTAATTTCGTTAGTGCAAAGAGTGCAAGCGGAGAAATTAAAAAGTTCTTCTTAAATCAAATAGAAATTGACGAATCAAAGGTACTTGAGTATGGCACAACTCACGCTGCAAACATCTATAAGCGTGATACTCCTGGTCAGTCACTCTCTGATGCAAAACGTTTTGTTGAATCTGAAAAGTACTACACTGGATTAAGCAAGTCAACTGCACAAAAAAGAAAAGCTCATTTTGATAAACAAACTAAAATGAGAGATGATGATCCAGATGCTTATAAGCCTGCACCCGGAGATTCAAAAAATACAAAGACTAGCAAATACACAAAGGCATATCATGACAAATATGATGATCTTGATGAGGATGCTGACGCTGCACTAAAAAAGAAAGCGGAGGCGAGCGGCATTAGCTTTGGTATATTAAAACAAGTTTATAATCGAGGCCTTGCAGCATGGAAAACAGGTCATCGTCCCGGTGCAAATCAACAGCAATGGGGTTATGCACGAGTCAATAGCTTTATCACAGGCGGTAAAACAAGAACAACAGCTGATGCTGATCTTTGGAAAAAACATAAAGCTATGTCAGAGAGTGTTCTTTCTGAAAAGAAGAGTGAAACTTGGGAAGCTGGTTATGAGCGCCGCGTTGTAAAGGTAACAGATCAGGAGAAAAAAGCAGAAGGTTTTCTATGGAGAATTAAAGGCAAAGAAAAAGATAATCTAACAATTAAATATTACAAGACTAAACCAAGTTTCGAAGAGTTTAGTGCACAAATGCGCAGAGTCGCAGGTCATGAATTTGGAAAATAACAAAACAATAAATAGTACTATGAAGAGCTTAACCGCAATATTAAAACCAACCGAGTTAAAAGAAGATGCAGAAAACGCATGTGATGATGCCTTTGCATGTCTTGACGAAATCATCACGATGTGCAACAATCTAGTTGAAGGTCTACAAGAAGTTGACGGTGAAATGGATGAAAGCATGATGAACTGCATTAGTGCAACTCGTGAGCATATTAAATCTGCATGTGAGTGTGCACTTGAAGCCTATGGTTTTGATGCTTGCTGTGATACATGTAAAGATGATGAAGAGGAAGAAGAGCAGCAAGAAGCGGCTGATGATGGTGAAGAAGATCCTGGCATCAGTAAAGATGATGAAACAGAGTTTCACAAAAAGCTTGATAATCTTGTTCATAACACATTTGGCAAACGTATGGATGAAGCAGCTGGATCACATTCAATGGGCACTGCAACTGTCACTTTCATCGGATCTAGATTGAATGGCAAAAAGGTTGATATCTTCCACAAGTTTCCAGATGGTCGCATCAATGTTCAATATAGAAAGAGCGATAAAAAGGGAGATGTAATTAATCTTACACTCAGAAAGGGTCAATATGAATTAAACGAAGCAGAATCAAAACAAAAAACACACATGATCGGCATGTGGCTTGAAAAAACATTAAAGGTTCTTGAAAAAATTGTAAAAGATATTTCGATTAATGCAGTTGAGCATGGTAACTTAGAAAAGGGAGTTAGATATATCATTAGCGCAACTAAAGGCACACCGTTTGAAGAAGAATTTAATAAATTAAGTGATCTTGGACATGGTCGTGAATATGATAAAGCATTAATCAAATTGTTAACAGATATTCAAGACTATTATGTTGATATGAATGAAGCTGTTAGCCAAAAGGTTAAAATTGGTTCAAAGGTTAAAGGAATCATGGGTGTTCATGGTCGTTCACAAGGAACAGTAGTTAAGTTTGGCTATGAAGGTGGAAAGAAAATTGTTTATGTAAAATCTCCAGATGGCAATGAATGGAACACCACTGAATATAACATAAGAGTTGTTGATAAACTCGACGAAGCAAAAAAAGTTGATGAGCCAGAAGAAGCTGGTTTAAAGGATTATGTTATGCCAAAGAGCGTAACAAAAATGTTGGCTAAACAACAATTTAATCGTGTAAAAGCAGGCACTAAACTATTTGATGCAGTATCAAAGGTCGATAAAGCAAAAGATCTGTTGCATCTCTATACCAGCAAAAAACATAAGAACATTCTAATTGGCATGTTTATGATTGGTAAAAAAGCTAGCTTCTTTATTCATGACACCGAGGCAAAATCTCAACGTCTTGATAATGTTGGACGTTACAAAGATCTTAAAGGCTTTGTTGCTGCTCTAAACTCTAAATTTGAAGGGGGTGAAAAGAATGAAAGCACAAAAAAGCCTTTAACTAAAATCTTAGGTGAAGCAGAGGAAACACCTCATGCATATGAGTTTATCAAACTACTGAAGCAACATGAATTTGTTACTGTACCAAAAGATCACCCATTTTTCAAAAAACATAATAAAGACGGCAAGCTGCTAGGTCTTTATGCTATACCAATGCGCGCTGGCAAATATGCTGATACTGTAATTGGTGTGACAAGTGAATTAGACGGTGATGGTTATTTTGTAGCAGATACCAAACAACACAAAACATTTGCTAATGTCAAAGACGTTAACAACGCCATTAAAAAGATGGTAGAAGGTAATTCAAGTTCAGTGAAGAATGAAGCTCTACACCCAGATCTTGTTAATGCTGGATTTAAATCAGTAAAAGATGTAAATTTTGATAAGCATTGGAATCCAACTGATCGCAAAGTGGTTAGCATGTATGTGCATCCAGAGAGCAAAACACTATTGGCTCAAACTGATTATCAAAA